AATTCTTAAACAAGAAGCCCAAGCCCAAAAAGCTGCTTTAGGAGAGTTCAAGTCTGCTGCTGAACAAATGCAAGACTTGGAGTTCAAACCAACTAAAGAATCTTTAATGAGTATGACTGGTATTGCTAGTCTGACAGCAATTATTGGCTTGATGCTTGGTAAGACCGGTGGATTCTCAGGTCAATCTGCTATTGATTCTATGACCGGCATGATGAAAGGTTATCAAGCTGGAAAAGCTGACATCTTTAAGCAAGAGCAAGCAACTTTTGAAAAAAATATGCAAGCTCAAAAGGCTAATTTAGAAAAGCTCAAAGGCAAATTAGATACCGCATTAAAAGTAGCCGCGACTGATCGCCAGGCAGCCGAATCTGATATTTCTGTAATGCTTGCTGAGATTGACAGCGACTTTTTAAAAGCAAAATACAACCGAGAAGGTTTAAAAGGTTTGATTGAGAGCGTTTCTAAGCTAGAAGATGCTATGGCTAAACGTGACAAATTAGCCCAAGATGCAAAGGTTAAGGCTGGTAAAACCCAAGGTGATCGTTATGGCTTTGGTGACATTATGGCTGTGGCATCTAACGAAGCTGCTGCATCTATGCGTAACATCATGGGTCTGCCTGTTGAAAGCTCGTCTGGTATTTTTGGTGGCAGATCTACAAGCAGCTTATTTACAGCACCAGTAGATGCTTTTGCTAATAAATTGACTACAGAATCCGTACAGCGTTATAACGCAGAAGCCGGTAAGCTCTCATTCAACCTTTCTCAGTTAATGAAGGGTGGTCGTGTTGTAAGCGTAACCGAAACCAAAATTATGGATGACCTTCTTAAAATCAAAGAAGGCGATACCTTGGAAACCGCTGCTACTAGATTGGCTGAAGCACGTCAAATTGCTGAACGTGCTATGGAAGTTAAGATCAAAAGCCCTAATACCCCGGATGAACTTAAAGACGTTTATCGGGAAAATCTTAGAACTATTGACCAAGTTATTCCATTTACCGTGGATGACATTAACAAGTTTGTTAAAGAACGTGATAAATCCATTACGTTTGGGGATGAACTTAAAACTAAGTATTCAAGAGGAGCAGCAGCACCGGAAGCACCAGCAGCTCCAGCTACACCTACACCAGCAGCTCCTAAAAAAGAAAAGGCTAGACCTGGAGAAAAAGTTTATTCTGATGCAAGTGGCAATCGTGCCGTTTTACGCAATGGTGAATACGTAGAGGTTGAATAATGGCTTTTGATCCATCCACAGCTAAACCGGTAGAAGAAGCTGCGCCAGCTCCAGCAGCTAAAAAAGGCTTTGATCCATCTACTGCAAAGCCAGTAGAGGCTGCTCCTGAATATCAGTTCACAGAGCCTTTTGGTGCGCCATCGTTTGCTGAAGGAGATAAGGTTCAATACTCTGCAATTCCTAAATCCATGTATTACAGCGGTAAGGAAACATTGCAGCAGATTGGTCAAGGGATGCTTAAAGGTCCTGAAGCTAGGTTTTTGAAGGCTATCGCTCCTGAAAGAATGGCTGCCGTTGAAGAACGTGGCAAAAAAGGTCTTGAGGAAACTGAAAGAGAATTAAAGAAGCTACCCCCTGGTGAGGCTGCAATGGGCTTGGCTATTGATCCGTTTGCCGTTACCAAAGGCATAGGAAAGATTCCTAAAGTAGCTAAAGCATTGGTGGGAGCACCTGAAACAGTATTAGGAAAGCTGATTGGTGGACCTACTCAACCAGCAATTACAGAGCTTGCTAAGAAGGCAGAAGCCAAAGGGTTCACTCTTGATCCAGCACAACTAAGACCAGTAAAACCTATTGGATCTCCTGGTTTTGGTACTAAAGCCCAGCTACAAAATGAAAAAATTGCAACTGAATGGGTAACTGAATCTACAGGAAAGAAAAGCGAGAACATTACTCCTGAGTTTTTGAAGTCCAGAACAGATCAGTTTAAAAAAGATTACGACTACATCTTTAATCGTAATTTTGAGATTGATAAGTCTTTTGCAGACGAATTGCGACAAATAGAAGATTTTGAAAGACGGATAAATCCAGCATCTTCTAGCGCTATTTCCGGTACTGCCCGTAATTTGCTCAATCGCTACGAACAAGAAGCTATACAAGCCAAGCTAAAACAGATCTTGCAGCATCAAAAACGCATAGGAATCAAGGAAGGACCTTTGGTTGGTGGTTTGCCACAGGGTATGCGTAAAGATTGGAATGTGGTTTATAAGGCTGGAGAAGCCGGTGCTCCTGAATGGCTAGATGACATAACCAATACTATCAATCAGTTATCCAATGAGATGGGGTTAGTTAAGACTCCTGAAATTTATGCTGGTATGCCACGTAGAAGCTCGTTGCAAGGTCAAGCATCGCCAACTGGTGTGTTTGTTGTTCGTTCTGACCTAGATCGTAACGGTGCTTTAGCTACTGCTATTCATGAGTTCGGACATCAAGCTGAGTTCCAGGCTTTACGTTACGCTTCACCAGAAGTTCAGTCTGAAGTCATGAGAGCTTACTTATCTCAGGCTAAAACAACTCCAAAAGGTAAACTAACAACTGAACAATACAGACCAATTACTGCTGAGAAGTACGGTAAAACAAACCGTGAGGCGGTGGCTTCTGGAAGCTATGAAACCTATTTACGTAACTTTAATGAGTGGTTTGCAGAACAAACTTCTCGCTGGATTACGCAGACTAAAGCTCCTACTACTGTGGTTGAGAAGTTCTTTGCTGGTATTGCGGATGTTTGGAAAAAGATCTATCAAAGGGTTTCCGGCTACGTGCCCATGACCAAAGAGGTTGATAATTTCTACAGAAGCCGTTGGACTGGTGATGTTTTAGCGGATGCCTACCCTCAACAATTCTTTAAAGAGTTAGACACCGATCTTGGCAATGTGACAGGCAAGATTTCTGGTAACGAATTACAGCGTTTGCGCTCTAACTTGCGTGAAGTAGCTAGAAATAACCCAGACGGATCAATCAGAAGCGCTGCCGGTGATTTTGTTAACAAGATTGATGCCATGATTGCTAGGGAGAATCCTAAACTGGCTGAAGATCTTATTCGTACCAACCGTGAATATGCTGCAACAATGGCTTTGGCAGACGGTATTGAAAAAGGTTTTGTAACCCAGGGCAAGATCAGCTTAAAAGGTTTAGGAGATTACCTTGCTGGCAAAACATACGGTTATGGACTAGGTACATCTCGTCATCCGCTGTATGAACCAGGATTTATGGGGCAGCAGCTTCAAATTGGATCACGTGCAGAAGGCACTCAGTTCCCAACAACTCCATATTTGGGAAGAAAAACACGTGCTTTGGCAGACTTGCTAAGAACTCAATTAGGTGGTCGTTCACAATTTGCACGGAGCATACAGCGTGGAGTATCTGAGCCTAGAATCACTACCTCTGGTGGAGTTCCGCTTTCTCCAGAAGAACAAGCTACTTTACAAGGGTTGAGCAATTTAGGTATTGTCCCCGCAGCCGGAGCACCAAGTGAGTAAAAAACAAAAAGGGGTAAACCCCGACCTAGAAGATGCTGTAAGCAAGCTATTGCTGCAAGTAATGGCTGACGATATGGCTTCTTTGACTGATAAATGCAAGGTGATTGACCGTGCCATCAACATTGAAAAGCTAAAGCAGAAGATTAGCGATGATGAGTGGGGTAGTGGGTTTATTGCAACAGAGGATGATGAGGGTTAAACTATGAATTGTTTAACTTTATCGGGGATAAATCATGGATGCAATAGTAGTCATTCGCCTAGCGTTAAAAATCATCTCAGACCGCTTGATTACGATACTGGCTCTCGTAGCCTCATCCGTAATGTGCGGATGGACAATGTGGAATCCCATGTGGGAACGGGTGACAACACTAGCCATATTCGTAGTATTTTGTTACCTTATAGTCAATGTCAAAGAAAGGACAAAGCATGAGCCTCAAACCGAAAACACAGGGGAGTAGTGGTGGTCAACCCCATAAAAGAGCATCTGAAGTAAATCAACAGATCGCTAAATCTGTTCGCCCACAGTTGCCACGTGACGGCTCTGCTGGTGGATTAAACACTTCTTTAACTGGAAAGATGCCAGCGGGTTATACATCCGTGTGGAACTTTGCGGACAATAGAAATACAAAGAACTCTGCTACATCTAAGCCCGGCAATGCTGGTGGTAAGGACATTTTCTAATGGCTAATAACATCGCTTTTCAAGCTCAAGGTAAAACCTATAAAGCTAATGCGACTACTAATAGCCAAACGATTGTCATTACGGCTGATAGTCCTTGCAATCAGCTTTTAGTGTCTAACCATCAGCCTACGGGTTCTGGTGGTCAGCCTGTGTATTTTCAAGTTAGTGCAAACGCTTCTGTGACTGTCGCTGCACCTAGCAACGGTACTCCACAATATTGTTTAGTATCTGTGCCGGGAACAATTAAAGTATTTACTATTCCACAACAGTTTTCCAGCGCAAATACCTATGTAGCGTTTATTGGCGAAGCTGCATCTGAATGTTATTTCACTCCAGGAGAAGGGCTATAGATCCAGTAACAGTCCTTGCTGCGTTAGGTCCATTAGCGGTTGATCTGGGCAAGTCCCTTATCAATCGTTTTATTGCGCCTGATGAATTTAAGCCAGCAACTATTGACGAATACGTCAAGATGAAGGAATTGGATTTAGAGCAGTTTAAAGCCGTTAATGATGCTGGTGGTACTAACCCATCATATCCTTGGGTTGAAGCCGTTGTGCGCCTTATGCGCCCCGCAGTAGGGCTAATTGTCTTAGGCACTTGGTCTTACTTAAAACTAATGAATCAAACTAGCCCATCCGTAGATAATTTTGCTTCTTGCATAGGCTTTTATTTATTTGGTGACAGGACTCTTTTCTATGCCAACAAATCTAAGTCCTAATTTCACGCTTGAAGAACTGACAAGGACAGACCATCGTGAGTTTGACAACACTCCTAACGCAGATCAAATCAACAATCTTACAAGAGTGGCAGAGCTGCTTGAACAAGTTAAAAAAGCTGTGGGAAACAAGCCAGTCATGGTTAACAGCGCTTTTAGATCGCTGCAAGTTAACGCTGCGGTGGGTAGCAAGCCGACTTCGCAACATTGTTTAGGCTGTGCTGCTGACATTCGTGTACCGGGCATGACACCGGATGAAGTAGTCAAAGCAATCAGGGCATCTGAGATTCAATACGATCAGCTCATACGTGAATTTGATAGCTGGACACACATTTCTGTGCCCAATGAGGCTAGAATGACACCTAGAAATCAAACCTTAATCATTGATAAGGAGGGCACTAGATCGTATGTCTAAAGATACCAACCTTTCCGTAGGTCGTGGAGAAAAGCTCCCAGTATCCCGAGGCGGTGGATTAACTGCCAAAGGAAGAAAGAAATACAACCGAGCAACAGGAAGCAAATTAAAAGCACCAACAAAATCAGGACCAAGGCATAAGTCATTTTGTGCTCGTTCTAAGAGTTGGAAGGGTGAACGTGGTAAGGCTGCTAGAAGAAGGTGGGGTTGCAGATGAAAGCTGGACTTTATGCCAACATCCATAAAAAAAGAGAGCGTATCCGTAAAGGTTCAGGCGAGAAGATGAGAAAGCCTGGCTCAAAGGGTGCTCCTACTGACTCTGCATTTCGCAAAGCAAAGAAAACTGCAAAAAGACGTGGCAAGCGATAGTCATTACAAGTCACTCCTAAAGGCTGTAACCTGGAGAATCACAGGCAGCCTTGATACTTTTGTGCTATCTTGGATTATCACCGGACAAGCGAATATGGCATTTAGCATAGCGTTTGTTGAGTTGTTTTCCAAAATAGCACTTTATTGGTTACACGAAAGACTCTGGCTCAAGATTAAGGTGCTGGAATAAGTGCACCCTCAAACAAGTAACTGCCCATGTGTCCTAGCTTTGCCCACGGTGCAGCAAAGACCTGACCCCCAGCCAATCGCCATATCCGGCAGAAGTGATAGTCCTCAGAAAGCAGACGATTTGTTTCAGGCTCAATCGAAGTCGCAAAAAACTCCTTGATCTTCTCTGCCTCTTTCATTTGACCAGATAGATCGCCTACATCGTTAGTGTATTCGGGCACGGCAGGACCTAACTTCTCAAATACTTCACGTTTAACCAACATAAAGCCTGTGCCACCATTGAAAATCTCTACTGGTTCAGCAACGGGAACAGTAACTTCTCCAGCATAGTTCACTAGGTTCACTACAAAGCTGCCTGTGTGGAATTTAAGCTGATCGTTAGGCACTCCCTTGTCCATAGCAGATTTAACGGTATGCCAGTTGATTTCTTTCTTAGGATAGATACCGCAAATAATGTCTTTATCTGCATTTAACATCGTAATCACGTCATTTGGATTGAACTGGATGTCAGCATCAATAAACATAAGATGAGTGTTTTCAGTTTTTAAGAACTGGCTAACCAATGCGTTACGTGCACGTGTGATCAAGCTCTCATTGAACATAAAGCTGTACGACAAACCCACTCCATGCTGCCCACATACGTTAGATAGCTGTAGGGCAGACTGGGTGTACCAGCCAGCGTTCATACCACCGTACATAGGGGTAGCTACAAAAATACTTTTCTTTTCTGACATGATTTTTCCTTAAATGAAGTTGTCGGTACTAGCGTTTACAAAATCGTTAATCAATATGTTCTTTCTGTCGTTAGAACACTCGTGCATACACGTTGTTTTGGCATTGAACTGCTCAAAATACTGCTTGGTTTCCTTGCTAAACCATAAGTCTTTGAAGCTCTTGTCCTTGATAGATCCAATGCAGCCTGTGTTGTCATACGCTTTGTTATGGCAAGCATATACGTTGAGGTCAGCAGCCACAACCGGTACTGTTTGCATCACATAACAGCGCTTATAGCTGCGTACAGATGAGTGACTGCTACCAGGAGTAATGTTGTAAGTAGAGTTAACAGTAAAGCCTTCATCGCAAATAGTTTGTATTTTTGCAAGCTGCTCATTCACTTCCTCCACAATAGGTTGGTGATATTCATAGAAATCAGGCACATACATAGGACTGAAACGCACATTCTCTACTCCAGCCTCTTTTAATAGGTTGGTGTACCCCCATAAATTTTTGTAATTGTTGCGGTGCACAATATAATTCACAGCAAGATCACAGTCTTTGTTCTTTATCTTGGAAAAGTTCTCAATGTTCCGTATCACAGAATCAAAGCTCTTTTCTGGCACGTTCCTAAAGCGCTTCATTTGCGCTCCATCTGTGTAGTCCATACTGACCCTTACCCACTTAGCATTTGCAAGCACCTGGGCACGTTCCTTGGCTAAATTTTGCCCGTTTGTAATGATTGATAAATCAATCCCAAGGTCAAGGGTACGCTGCATGATCGGAACAATGTCTTTGTGCATGAGTGGCTCACCACCACCAGAGTAGGTAACTGCTCTGACCTTCATGCGTGAAAAGTCTGCTAGGATCTCGTACATTTTTTCAGTCGGAATGACATCTTCTTCTTTCATGTCCTCGTGCATACCGCTGATGATGTGCTCCTCCTCCCCACCATCTTTGACTCTAAAACCCGTGCTATATACGCAAAAGAAGCAGCCGTGATTACAAAGGTTGATTGGCTTGACCCTCACGTATAGGGGTGGCAAAACCTCCCCCGCCCCAAAAGAATTTAGCTTTTCTGGAAAATGGAAAATCTTAAAATCGCTGTATTTATTGCTTTTCACATCAAATCCTTATATTCAACAATGATGGCTGAGTTCTTGCGCTCAATAGCATAACGGTAAGCGTTCTTAACAAATCCTTTGTCTAGGATCTGATAAACAGGGATGTCGCACATAAGACGTAGTGCAGCGCTAAAGTCCTGAGTATGCGTAGCACCCGTGTATAGTGGTTTTGTCGTATTGCCGACTATGCAGCGAATAATTACTACTGGATCAAACTGCCCCTGGCTAATTTCCTTGATTTTGTCTAAATGGTTGACTAGCGCATCCATGCAGTTCATCAAAAAATCCATTCTTTCAATGAAAACGACTGGTTTTAGCCCTGTTAGAGCCATTCCAATAGCTGTGCCTACCAAAAGGTTCTCTGCTACCGGCATTTCGATAATCTGACCTTCAGGTACACCTTTAAGAGTACCCATAGCTCTACCTTTAAGTAACCCGTAGCCGATAAAGCGTGTTTTAGGATCTTTTGCTATTTCTGTGTTGGCTAAAGCGATCTCGTCTTTATAGGTCATTTGATGTCCTTAAAAACAATCTGTTTTTTAGTGCCATTGCCAGCATGAGGGTAGGTGGCTTTATATTCATTTCTTATTACGCAAGAGGGCATCTCAAACTTAAACTTATTAGGATTGCGTTCTACAAAAGTAGTGTCCACTTGCCTATTGTTGTCCTCAATAATGAACATACACGGCAAATCCTGGGCTTCTACGAACATCACAGCCTCATAGAAGTGCCCTTGCTCCTCTGCACCATCACCTAGAAAGCAATATACCCAGTTATCGCTACCAGACTCTTTCAGCGCATACGCTACACCGGCAGCAATAGCGCAAGTGCCAGCGAGAATAGATGAAGTAAAAAACTTACGATCACTATTGAACACAAACATAGAGTTGCCACTAAGAATGTGTCCCATAAGCTCAGATTGGGGTATTCCAGCCAATAGAGCGTGATGATGATTCCGATGAGTGCTGAAAATCCAATCTCCATCTTTTACTTCCTCCTCAAAGTGCTCAATTAAAAAATCTTCATTACCACCGGAGAGGTGGATCAAATACGGCAGATCCCCGGCTTCCCAATGGTTTGCTACTGACTTCTCAAAGTTAACAAGGTCTTTTTTAGTGACTTTCATAAGTGATCTTTCACGACCTTGATATAAACACCGCTATTAGCGACCCTAACAATCTCGTAGGTGCATTTACGTGCCTGGATCTCTTTTTGCAAAATATTCCAAAATTGGCTTTTAATCATTTTTTTACTCCTACCAGCTTGTAGAGTTTGAATTTCTTGGATTCATGCCATTTGTCCAGGATCAGGTAGCCTTCACGCTTTAACTCACCTACTCTGGTGGCTAATTTCATCGTTCCGGCTTCTTTGAGCGCATCTAGTGGTGATTTCCAGCCTTTTTTCAGGCAAGCAATAATCTCTTGTTTTTGAGTTAATTCCATGTTTTTCTCCTGTTAGGTTAGTGGTGGCTGTTCAGATAGGCTGCCACCGTAGCCTTACCTAACTGTCCTGGGATGGACTCGACTCTGAACTATCGGAGGTTTCTATCTGCTCTATCAGCACCCGGATAGCTCCACCTTTGATCGTTTTGCCACGAACAATGGAAAGCTCATCCACCTGAAAATCATCGTTAAATACACCAGCATCTTGCAAAGCATCCAAAACAGCCTTGATGCGGTTATCAATGTCAATCTTCCGCTTATCTCTTGGGAATAACACCATCGAAATCCGCAATTTACTATCTCCTAATTTGGGTACTCTGTATTCAACAACGTAATCGGCTACTGCTGCCTTAAATTCTCTGCCTTGCTTGGATAAAACTGTCATACCTCGAAAGGTGCGCCAGTAAGTATTCATGCTTGGCGGGAATGGTAAGGATAGAACAATCATAGGGTGGGGTTACCAAGTCTTTTTAGTCTGAAATCTCTGCGAGCCATAGAGCTGAATAGTGTCATGGTTTCCCCGTAAATCAACAACCGATTGGTCTAAATGGACCTTGTGAGTTTATATCCCAGCAGCACATACCACCACGACCATCTGGTACGCATTTGGTTTGTGCATAAACTGTTGTTGCTGCCAAAATCAATATTGCTAAAAGTGCTTTTTTCATGGTTTTCTCCTTAGAATGGGACATCTTCATCACTACGTTTATTGGTTTCAACGGGATACGTCTTAGCCCCATCTGGTTTCCAATTATTTTCCTTCAGGCGAATAATCACTCCTTTAGGTGTGTGCTTAGTCCAACCACCGATCTTGATTTCTTCACCGGCTGCATAAGCACGTTCTAACTTTAAAACTCCTGTCAAATCAGGGGCTTTGTCGCTTTTCTTATCGTTGTTTGTGAGAAGTGATCCCCACCCTGGTTCATGAATAAATGCCATTATTTGCTCCTTATTTGTGAAATTACTTCAAGTAGTTTGGCAGTCTGCGTGCCTGTCCAAGTTTTCATAAATGCTTCGTTAGCATCTCTGAGCGCATTGTGTTTAAGCATCTTTTCCTGATTGTCTAGTTTAGGAGAGTCATAGATTCTCTTAACCAACTCTGCAAAGCCAACTTGCCAATCTTCTGTGGTCAAGTAGGTTGCGTAGGGTTCAGACTGTCCAGGAACAAATAAAGCGTGCTTGGCGATGTTAAATCGGTTTGTAGGGATCTCACCATTGTCAAGCTGCGGAATATCCTCCTCGATGTTCTCTAACGTGACTGGTGCGACAACTTCTACTTTTCCAAGGTCTTTGGGCGGGGTGAAAGTTTCAACTTCTTCTGGAGTGTAGAAGCCTGTAACAGAGCCGGGATAAACTGATCTAATCCCTTCTGAAATACAACGGCTTCTAAGCATCGCTCTGGGGAACTTTTGCCATCCAGACCCAGGTTTGACAAGACCGATTTTTGTTGCTTGCTCGATAGTCCATGTAACCGCAAGGTTACCCCCGTTGGGATGTGAAAAAACTCCTGTAACTCGGTCATCTGTATATTCCTTCCATTCAACTTTGCCACCGGCATTTTGAAAGCGTGCAAGCATCGCATCTGCTTTGAGTGCTGGTCTGCCTTGAATAATATGAAAATCTCTTGCTGCTGTGGCTGGGTGTAAACCCTCAGACTGTGCTACTGCCATAAGCGCAAGAACGCTGTTTTTGTCCTTCATACCAAACAGACCGGATGAGGCGATAGCTCCCGCCATTTGATCCATTTCAGTAAATGTAACTAGATTAGACATGGATCATCTCCGCAAGGGTTGTAACAGTATCTATGACGGCTGTGGCTGCCATAATCCAAATTGCAATATCAATGTTGTTCATTTGACTAAAAACCTCCGTGCTCCTGGCTGATCCACAACGAACTGCTCGTAAATGTCAGGAAAAGCCTGTTGGAAAAGTGTTGGTGAAAACTTCTTAGAACCTTTAGAAGATCTCCAAGTGACAAGGGTTGAGCCATCTACTGAAACCAAAGAATCCTTATCACCTAGTGTGTTGCGAACTATTACCTCTAGCTGCTCCTCTGCTTCTTCAAGGCGTTTGATCTGTCTTTTCACGTCTTTAAGCCACGCTACTGCCATTTCTAGCTGCTGCGTGGCTACTACGCTACTTGAAACGGATACAGGGTAAAGAACCTTGGTCTGTTCAATGGTTGCTGCATCTGGTGTTGTGTTTGCCTTCACATAACCCCAGAACTTAGCCATTTCTTTGATTAAGTCCTCTTTTTCTACTTCTGAGATGTCAAAATGGAAAGTAACAAATTCTTGACCACCAAAGAGCACAGCCAGGTATATATCACTAACTCCATGACAAGATGCCTCATGAACAAGTTGGGCATAATCAGCACTTGGAACGACATTAGCATCAGAATCGAACTTAGTGCGAACATTTGCGTTGTAGTTTTTAGCCTCAACAAGTGTGCGACCATCAGCGCTAATGAAATCGAAATGAGAACGAAACCAATCGTGCTTTGGATGGGTAATCGCATAGTCAGCATCCTTTAATTCAATACCGTGTTTATCCTGAAAAAGCCTTCCAATGACGGGTTGCATCACGTGTCCCATCTGAACAGCCTCAATATGAGATAAATCCGGTGCTTGAATTTTTCCTTGCTTTTCTAAAATAGCATCAAGGGCACGACCATTGGCAGCCTTCCTAGAATCCCCAGACCACCATGCACTATTGCGTAAGTCCGGTGCAAAATCAGATTGATCGTTAGCCATCATGCACCCTTCGCAAGAATATTGGCTAAGGCTAGTAAATGGTTTACTTGTTTGCGGTAAAACTCCACTTGTGCACGTAGGTCGCTGATCTCATCCCTAGCTTGCTGCACAACATCGTCTTGACGTGCACATAAAGATTTAAGGCGGTCAATCTCGGCTAGGTTTGCATCCTTACGTGGTCTGCCTGGTTTACGTTTGGTTACCATGATTTTTACTCCTGTTAGGTTATTTGCCGAAAGGGATCTTTGAAAGGTCGTCAAGGTCGGCATCCTCGATTCCCTCAAACCATTTAGCATCTTCCCCGCAGCCGGTAATAGCTAGGTTGCGTGAGTGTTCAGCTCTCATGAGTTTTTGATTGCCATTAACCATGTCAAATGGTCGCTTGGGTGAATTGCACCAATCAACTTCCACTAACTTTGTTCCGGTATCTTCAAAGCGTTGAAAGTGTTTGCAGTCTTTACAGAATTTCATAATGTCCTCATGTTAGGTAATGGGTTAAATGATTATAACAAGTAAAAAATATAACACAACTAATTTATACATCAAAAAGAAATGTGGGTGATTTAGCCTTCTGTTGGCAAAGAGCCACAATGCTTGCAGCGTTGATCTCTAAGCGTATGCGTGAGATTAAAAGCACTACCAGTAATAAATTTTTGATATAGAAAACCTAACCCCATTAGTCATGGGTGGCTGCGGTCACTATCGTTTATTCCAATCCAGATTGCCCTGGATGTCGTTTATACCCTTTAGCGTGACACTATGCGGGTGGACTGGGTCATAGTCCCGTAATGCTGCAAACCCAACAGCAATAAAAAAACCCCTTAGTGGATATTCTGTTCTCGACAGGTTTAAGTAATGGCTCTCAAATCATTACCTAAACCAACAAAATACCCATTAAGGGGTTCTAATCTATGCGCTGTCGAGTTCGCAACAAACGCATAGTATCACTATCAAATTAAAAGCACAATGAAAATTAAAACCGGTATAGCTAAAACAGCTAAGATCCCGCAAAGCACGTCTAGTGGTGAATCGTTGTAATTCATGCTGCCTCCTGTTGTTTAGATAACTCGCAATCCTCTAATTCCCAATCACCGTATCCAAACTCATTCCAGTCTGAATCATTTTCCCAAACAAGCTCCTCAGCCTGTTCTGGACTATCTGCTTCAATAAATGTTTCATGAAAAACAAGCTGCGAAGCGATAACTCTATACAACTTTTTAGACATACAATGTTCCCTTTTTGTTTACGTTTAACCATGCTGCCAAAGACAGGGCGGTTAAGCCCTGTTTAGCGCACCAATAGCAATAAGCAGCGTATTTAGTAAAAATTGGCATAGCTGCGAATCTTTGATTGTTTATTGCAATGAAAGCTCTTTAACTTTGGCTCAATGCCACGTTGCTTAAAAGCCTCAAACAATGTGGATAAGTCGCAGTCCTCCTCCAGATAAGCGTTATCTCCCTTACGGTAAGAGTAGGGGGTAATCTTGTCACGAATGGAAAGCTGATCCAATAATGCCATTGGCACTTTTACCCATCCGTGCCCTGGATCTTGATAGTAGTTAAATGTTGTTTGCATGGTAATACTCCTCTTGGTTAGGTTTAATGATTATATGATTAACTAATGATTAAAAAAAGGGGGATGTTCTCCCCTGTTGTTTTTACGCTGCAACAGCCTCAACTTCATAGCCAAAGACTGCATCATTCTTTTTGCAGCACTCGTCAAATACTCCCAGATAGTAAGTCTTATCAAACTTTTCAAGTCTTACATGGTCTGGCACATATTCGCGCTTAATGATCTCCCAATGTTCATTGACTATAAACATTCCATTGTCGTAATTGTCACAGTCCAGAAAATCTATACGATCAACTCCCAGGGATAATGAGCCTCCAAAGAAATTGCCAATGATCTGGCAAAGTCTTGCAGCTCCGTAAGATCCACCACGTAAGTCATAACGCTTGGCACAATCTAAGAACGCTTGCACGCTCTCAACTCCACCATTCCAATGCAAGTAAATGCCCTGGCTTGTGCCACCAAATTTAATAACAGCTCTGTTTCCCATATTGATACTCCTTCGTTAAGTTAGGTAATACGATCTCGTCAGTAGGTGCATGACACCTAGACCGGATTGCTCCGGTTTCGATCTATTTGTTTAATTGATCTTTGGCATAGTTGTATAAAGACCATTTAGAGCAGTTTGCCCAATAAGCATGATCCTCATTGATGAGATCTTCTATTTTTTGATGAAGGAATACATCTTCACCAGACAGACCGGAAAGGTCGTTGATGCTTGGTAGTAAGTTTTGTTTCAAGAGCCACTCCTCAACATCTGTCAAAACTTCGTATGCTGTCATGGTTGTTTCGTATGTCATTTTTAATTCCTTTCAGTTAGGTTTGTTTACTGCTGATTAGTATATTACTATGATTAACGGATTACTGCAAGAGAAGTTTACATTATTTTAATATTTATTTGTAATGATCTTTACATTTGTTATAGTTAGAATTTATAATGATTAGAATAATTATCAAGTAGGTAATTACTAACTTAATAATTAGTAAGGGCAATCTGATTTTAAGTTGGGTGGAAAGGTATGCTACTTTCTGTCCACGCAAGAAAGTAACAAATCTTTATGGGGTCTGGAACATTCTGATCCAGGAATAAGCCTCAAACAATCAAACTGGAACTTGGTCTGGGAATAGCGCAGCGTAAGTCATATCATGCAGCACGTTTGACCTTCCGAATGGACTTGACCCTGTGTGGTGCGTGCCCCCCAACCAACTCCACCCCAAAAAAAATTCTATTTTTATGACATTGAATGTTTAGTGATCGTGTTATCCGTTAGGTTCACAGTTTGATGAGCACAATAGAATGTGCGTGATAACACCTTGTTTAGATTGAAGATATTGAAGGTAGTCCACATCGGTCCTGTAGCAACACCCTCAATGTGTGAGCAATACTTAGATAGCGAACCTATTGCGGTTACGTCAAAACCCTCCTCCAGAGTGCTCTTACACATCCCCGTTGGGTGGGTAGTGATGACACTTTTGCCCTCATTTAAGAGATTTCGCACCCGTTTATTAAAGAAATCAGGGGTGTAATCGGGGAGCTGACCAGATTGGGGAGGGCTGTTGATAATCAGATAGTCAAATGGATCAGCAAATACACAATGTAAAGCCGGGTAATCAAATAAGAAATCCTCCCTACAAGCCATTGGGTTAGCAATTTCCATAACAGAACTTAGTCTGTCAAACCATGCCAGGTGGAAGTTAACCCAGTCATGACGTAGCGGATGCTCGTAGAAGAAGTTTGCGTGCCCTATCCAAGCGTTGATTGAGCCAGGGGGCACGTAGAGGTCCGCTAATTGGATCGCTACTCCTTCGGTCAATGGGAGAAGCTGTCCAACGTGTGCCGGGTTGCAATGATGAACCACCTCTAGGTCGGGGTTTGCCATGCAAGCCATTCGGAGGAAATTTAAGTGAACAAGATTATCGCCAAGATGATATTCGTTGTATGTGTGTATCATAGTAGTGTATTATGCAGTTATTAAGAGGAGTGATGATATGAGTATAGCAATAGAAAGCAATGTACCGTTACCAGAAGAAAAGAAGCGCAATTCCTATCCTTACAAAAACATGGATGTTGGGGATTCGTTTTTTATCGGTGGCGCAAAGATCAACATTGTCTGTAACAACAATTACCGAGTAGGAAAGCATACGGGGATGAAATTTACTGCCAGACGAGAAGGCGATGGAGTCAGAGTATGGAGAACCCAATAAAGCATTACAACCAAATGGCTAAGAGTATCTTAGCTGAAATGCACATAGAGGAAATCATGATGAATGGTGTAGCGCAATCCGTTGAGGATTTAATTGAGAAGGCTTCAGACGATGCCAAAAAGCAATACATGGCACGTGTGTGGGCGATGACTAAAGATCAGATCTTTCACGAACTCATGCGGGTTCAGGGCGAGGCTTCTAAGCTGCTCATGCAAGCCCAGTCTGAAATAGAGCGCTTGCGTTCTATTACTGATCCGGAAGATGGTGACGCTCTCCATTAAAGATGAGAAGCGATTTGCTAGAGAAATTGCAAAGCAAAGAGCGATCTTTAAACACGAAATGCAACGGGCTATACGATGTCGAACCAAAAAGCAAAAGTTCGACTTGTATTACGACTGGAAGCGCACATATAGTCCTATGCTTGTCAAAGAACTCACCATGCTGGCTCGGAGCGAAACCGC